ATGCAAAGTAAATATGGTAAAGTATTAACAATATTATTAATTGTTTTAATTATTGCAATAATAGGAATATTAATTTTTTTAGGAGCAAAATATTATAAGGATTATGAGAAAGCAAAAGAAACCCAAGGCGTAATACACCAATTTGATGATCATCTTGACAATGATACTAATCAAAACAACACACCAAGCGGCGGCGAAGATATTACACCAGATATAGACCTAAATGAATTAATAGCTTCAAACAATAACAACGGGAATAGTGGAGATAGCTCAAAAGTAACTTATAGAGGCTATGAAGTAATGGGAAAAATTAAAATTCCAACTACAGGTTTAGAAACTATAATTTTAGAAAAAGTAACGCCAAGTTCTATAGAGTCATCAGTAGCAATTCTTTATGGACCAGGACTTAATAAGGTTGGAAATACAGTAATAGTAGGACATAATTATAGAAATGGTCAAATGTTTTCAAACAATAAAAACTTATCTATAGGAGATAAGATATATATAACAGACAAGACCGGAACAGAAGTTGCATATACAATAACAAAAAAATATCAAACGTCAGCTCAAGATTTTAATTATGCAACAAGAGATGTACAGGGAAGAAGAGAAATATCACTTTCAACATGTACAGACGACTCAAGTGGAAGGTTAATAATATGGGCTGCAGCAGACTAAAAAAATGAACAAAAAATGTATGGGCGATTTTAATCGCCCACTATTCATGTAAAAATATAAATAAAAACAATGAGAAATGTATGGGTGATTTTAATCGCCCGCAAATTTGAATAAAAAATGAAAAAAAATTAAAAAAACTATTGACATATTAAAATAAATACTTTATACTTATACTTGCGTTGAACAAATGCGCCCTTAGCTCAGTTGGTCAGAGCAACCGGCTCATAACCGGTGGGTCCAAGGTTCGAATCCTTGAGGGCGCACCATTTTTGTATTTTAATATAAAAATGTAAATAAAAGGGTAGGTGGCCGAGTGGCTAAAGGCGGCAGACTGTAAATCTGTTCTCGAAAGGGTACGATGGTTCGAATCCATCCCTGCCCACCACTATAAAAATCGTAGAAATACTGAGAAATCAGCAAGTCTACGATTTTTATAATGCAATTTTAATGCAACTAGATATTATTAATGTAATTTATATAGTTATCTAATGCATTAACTTTAAATTTATTAAATATAGTTGTATATGTATTGATTGTTATAGAAATATTCTTATGACCAAGTAGTTTTTGCAATACTTCTGCAGGGACACCAGCTTCAATACAACGAGTTGCATATGTATGTCTTAACATATGAGTATTAACATTACTTGTTTTTAAATTAATAAGTTTATCGTTACCATCTTTATCGGTTCCTTTTTTCTTTTTAATTGTAATTACTTTTATGTTTGCATCTTTACATATCTTTTTGAAATGAATATTTATTGTGCTAGGGGCAATGATAGTTTTATTAGACTGACAAAATAGAAGATCATTGTTATTTGAAACATAATTTGCTATACAATCTTTTAGAATAGGCTCTAAGATAGAAGTAATTGGAATATCACGTGTGGATTCATAAGTTTTAGTCGTTCCTCCAATTTTTACTTTTCCATTTCTATCTTTGGTTAAAGTATTAGTTATATGTATTAGTTTATTATCAAAATCTATATCTGCAGATGTAAGAGCAAGGATTTCTCCTATTCTCATACCAGAGTGGATTGCAATTAAAAAGATATTTTTATATGGTTCGCCTTTTAATGCTTCAATAAATGCTTTTTGTTCCTCAATACTTAAAGCATCTATTTTTTTATCTTGCTTTGTAGATTTTGGCTTTAAAACATTTAGTAAAGGATTTTTAGATATAATTTCTCTTTTTATTCCTTCCTTAAAAATACTTCCTAACATCTCATAAATTTTATCGATATATGAATTAGCATAGTTCTTTTGATTATTCATAAAATCCTGTAATTGATATACTTCAATCTTCTGAATTGGAATATCACCGATAGAACTACATTTTATAATATTAAAAGTACCTAATGCTCTTCCATAAGTAGCTTCTGTAATTCTATTTGATTCAAATTTAACATCAATAAGAGATTGGCCTAATTGTGATATAGTAATATCAGATTTATTTATAAAAGAACTATTTTGAACATCAGCTAAAGCTGTTGTCATTTTTTCTTTTACTTCTTTTCTAGTATTTCCATATACAGATTTACGATTTAATTTTCCGTCTAATTTTCGACCTGCAGTAAATTGTCCAACCCATTTGTTTAGCTTTTCACTATAGTAAATAGTACCTTCGCCATTTCCTCTTTTTGCCATAAATACCTCCCTACAAATAAAACTGCTATTCAAAGCAGTTTATCGTTTGTTCTCCATATTTTTCTTTATAAAATTCTATTGTTTCAGTCATATATTTGACTGTAACTTCAAAATGTTCTGCAAGAGCATAAACTGTATTAATTCCGTTTCAAAATGGCTAATTTTAAATTCTCGTAAGGAATTAGCACCATTCTTGCATACTTTTTAGCTCTATATTCTTGCTTAGATATTAAAGTTGTATCTGTACAATTGATAGGATAAGTTGCATCTTGATAATAATGTCCTAATTCTTCTGCTAAAGTTTCTTTTTCTATATATGAATTATCAATATTTTTATAGTTTAAACCTATTGCATTTATTTTATCTATGTTAATAAAACAGCCATAAGCATTTTCTATATAATGATCATATATTTTTATCTTTTCTTTATCTGCTATATTATATAAATCACTTAGATTCATTTTTTTTATCTCCAACATCTTTTTTATTATCTTTCATAATTACTTCTAATAAACCTTTTATTTGTTGTTTTTGAGTTTCTGTAGGTGGGGTGTAATCTTTCATATTAAATCCGATTTTTGCTAGACCTAGTGGGTCAGTTTCTTTTGGATTTCTTTCATCTGACTTACCTAATAGGTAATCTATGCTACAATCAAGTACTTTTGATAATTTACTTAAAACATCAATTGAAGGCATATTTTTATTATTTTCGTAATTAGCAATATTTGAACGAGATGTATCAATTTTTTTTGCAAGTTCTTCTTGAGTTAAATTGCAATCTTGTCTAATTTTTTTTAAATTATTTCCAAAACTCATAAATATGCTCCTTTCTAAGGAAATTATAACATTTTATTGTCAGTTTTGCAAACATTTTTTGAAAAAAATAAAAAAGTTTTTAAAAAAGTATTGACAGCCAAACAAACATTGTATATAATGTCAGCAGAACGAACAAAAAAGGAGAGGTGAGAATATGAGAGAGAAACTTATAGAAGTTAGAAAGAAAAAGGGCTATACTCAAGAACAAATGGCAGAAAAACTAAATATTGCAAGAACAACATATACAGGATATGAAAATGGAAATGTATCACCATCATTAGAAACAGCCTTAAACATAAAAAAGATATTAAACTATAAAAAAGATGATATTTTTTTAACTTCAAGTGTCAGTCAAACAAACAACAGAATAAATGAAAAGAAATGAAAGGAGATGAGAAGGTGGAAGAAAAATTTGAGAAAATACCAGAGATATGTGCAGAATTATTAACTATTTATAACGAAATAAAAAGAGAGGCACATGAGGGATGTACCAACTCTTATCATGAAAATGAAGTTACAGGAGTTATTTGTAAGTAGGTTTAACTAAAGTAACTATGTTGCAATCATTGCAGACATATGCATCAAATGCAAAACCTTTGTCAGCATAAATTTTATTAGCATTACTATTGTTTTTATCATTTACCTCAATAGTAGAAATAAAAAGCTTTGCTTGTGGATTGTCTTTAGATCCAACTTTAGAAATATTGATGCTATTGCAATGAGGGCATCTCATGTAATCAGCCATAATAATCACCTCACTTTCGACAAATTAAAATATCTTTTTCATAAGTTCGAAGCAATTATATCAAAAATTAAATAAGAAATAAAGAGAGGAGATGAAGATATGCAAGAGAAAAAATCAATAAAAACATTTAATGAATTACCAGAAACAATAACACCATTAGATTATGCAGACTGGAGAGGTATAGGAGAAAGTAAAGCAAGAGAAATATTTAACAGAAAAGATTTTCCAAGAATAAAAGGAACAGGAGTAAAACAATTAGCAGATAAGAGAGCAGTATTTCTATATGATTTAGGACTTAAAGAAGAAGAAAAGCAAAATACACTTAAAGAAATAGCAAAATTAATATTAACTTAAGAAAGAAGGTGTGACAAATGATAAGTTATTTAGTAGATTTATTTTTATGCAGTATGGTAGTAGTAGCAGAGCTAGTAGGAACAATTACATTAGCAATAGCAACAGAAGTTATAGTTTATAAAGTTTTCAAGATCAATCTATATCAAGAAATATGGAAAGGCTTAAATGGATTAGACAGAAAACTGAATAAAATATTGGGATAGAAAGGAGGGAAAAAAGTGGAAGAAATTCAAAAAAATAGTGGCAATGTAAAAGTATACATTAACCACAAATATTGTTTAATAACCAGTAAAAATATGATTATTAAATCTCAAACTGATAAGAACCGTCAGGCATTTGTTTTAATTTCTTAGAGGTAATTATATAAAAAACAAATTTAAAAGTAAAGGAGGGAAGAGAGATGCAAGTATTTATAGGTATGATTTTAGGGTTTGTTGTAGCAATTATTGTAATGATAGTTACGGGCTTTGGACAAGATTACGAGTTAATAACAACTATAGATGAACTACAAAAAGAACTTAAAGACAATAAGGACAAGCTTAAAAATAAGGAAATAGCAGAAATAAGAACAACATTTTTTGCAAGGAAGATAAAAGAAATAGAAGACATTATAAAAAAATCAGAAGAAAGCAAAGAAAACTATTTTATCACTTTTGAAAAAATAAAAAATGTACTATTTGCGAAAACAGTTCAAACAAATAGTACAAAATAAACTTATTAATTAAACATAACTAAATAAATAATAGCACAGAAAATAAAAAAATGCAAGGGGAGTAATTGAAAAAATGTCAGAAACATTAGAAGAATTAGAAGAAAAATATTTTATGTTAGAAATGCAAGATACGTGGAGCAGTAGAGACTATAAATATGCTGATGAATTAAGAAATAAAATAAAAAAATTGAAGGAGGAAGAAAGATGATAAAGAATTATGATGAGTTAAGAAAAGTCGATGTAAGTAAGTGGATAGAACAAAGAGATGGAGCAGATTATTTGAACTGGGCAAAAGTTGTTGATTTATTGCACGAAAATGGTGCAGGAATAGTATATTTTGAGCCAGTTGTAAATGAATTTACAGGAAGTAGCTTATATATGACAGAAAAAGAATTTGAAGACAGCAAAGGAAATATAAACAGGGTGTACGAAACTGCAGTGAAAATTGTAATAGATGATTTAGAGTTTATTCAAAGAGGACCTGTTACAAACGGTTCAAATCCAGTAAAAGACAATTCAATGAGTCAACAAAGATTATGGAATTGCCAAACAAGATTGTTTGTTAAAGGTGTTGCAATAAGAACAGGTTTAGGATTTGATTTATGGTTGAAAGAAGAATTAAAAGATTCAAAGAATAGCTGGGAAGATGATTTGTCAAGACATGACATATTTAAAATAAAAGAAAGATGTCAACAAATTTATACTCAAAAATTAAAAGAAGGATTATCAGTAAAAGAAATTGCAGAAAGGCTTCACAAGACAGAAGATGAAGTAAAGGCGGTATTTACATATTTTGATACTTTAAGTAATTTTGAAAGAGATTTAGCAAACATTGATACAAAGTCAAGATAGGAGTTATTACATAGGAGCTTCAGATACAAGTATGGTTGTAGGAAATTGGAACACGAAAACATTCGAAAATTGGTGGTTAATAAAATTAGGTTTAACTCAAAACAACTTTTCAACGGAAGCTACAAAAGCAGGAAATAATTATGAACACAAAATACTGCAAGCATTGAATATTCCAGATTTAGAGATGGATAAACAAATAATAATTGACAGACTAAGAGTAAATTTAGATGGAAATTCGGAAGACTGTATTTATGAAGTTAAGACACACAAAATAGAAAAAGAATTTAAAGTATCAAAACAATACTGGAGACAAGCACAGGTTGAGATGTATGCGTACAATACCAGAAATTTATACATAGTCGCATATGCACTAAATGAAGATGACTACAACAATTACTTTAATGCGATAGATATAGATAGGATCAAATTTAATAAAGTAGAATATGATGAACAATTTATAAATAATGAGTATCTACCTAGGTTACAAATATTAAGTGAATGTTTGAAGAAAGGAGTTTTTCCAAATGCAAACTACACGGAATAATTAATGATATAAGTATAGATTTCAATACACGAAAACCTAAAATAAGCCTTTTATTAGATACAAATGAGTTAAGTATAGTAGAAGAACTAAAAAACGAAAATAAGCTAAATATCGAGCTAAAAAAATATCGTAAACCTCGTAGCCTCGACGCAAATAAATACTTTTGGAAATTGCTTCAAGAGGTTTGCGATTATAAAGACATAGACACAATAGAAGATTACAAACGCAGAGTAAAAGAATTAGGAATATTTAAGCAATTTAAGATAATGACACAAGATGTAAAGACCTTTGAAAAAATATGGACTGATAGAGGAATAGCTTGGTTTTGTGAAATAGTAGATACAACATACATAGGAGATACAGAATTTAAAATTATAAATGCATATTATGGCTCGAGTTCGTACAATAGCAAACAGATGAGTAGATTAATAGATAATCTAGTTCAAGATTGCAAAGCTGTAGGAATAGAGACGAAGCCACAAGCAGAAATAGATAGTTTATTAAAACAGTGGGATTGTGGCACTAGATAGCAACGGCTATAAATTAAGCTAGTGCCACAAAAGGCCCCATAAAGAGGTAGAAAAATGATAGTAACAGATTTATCAAACAGTTTTAATCCAGTACCTAAAAAAAAGACAGAAAAGAAAAAAGAAGTTACAACAATTAAAAAGAAAAGCAAGAAGTTAGCAAAGCTAGAGAAAAACAGATTTAGCATAATAACAAAAGACTTAGAACATTGTTATTTATGTGGAAGTAAGAAACAAGACTTTCACGAACTAATAGAAGGTAAAAATAGACAAGTTAGTATGAAGTATGGATTAGTAATACCAATTTGCCGAAAATGTCACGAAATAGTGACAAATGATAAAACTTTACAGGATAAATTGCATAAAGTCGCACAAAAAGAGTTCAAAAAGCATTACAAGTCAGAAAACTTTATACAAGTATTTGATAAAAATTATTTATAAAAATTAGGAGGAATGAAAATGGAATTTAGAGTTGGAGATAAAGTAAAAATAATAAGTAAAAAAAATGGTGATCAATATACCACTTATGAAGTAGAAAAAACATTCACAAAATCAGATTTAAAAGACGGAGATAAATGCACATTAAAGAATGGACAAGTTATATTTGTTGATAAGACTTCACAATATGGGTTTAACAGCATTGATGCACAATTAAAATACTTTAATGATGACGTAAGTATTGTAAAAGTAGAAAGACCAGTAAAATATGAGACGCTATTTGAAAGAGAAGAAGAAATACTAGACGAGACAGAAAAGAGATATTTATCAAACGTAATTAAACCTTTTAGAGACAAGGTAAAAGCTATAGAAAAAGTTTCATACTCTAGAGAGTTCATAAAAATATATATAAAAGAAGATGAACCTACCATATTACCATTTTTTGAAAAAGGTACAATGTACAAAGGAATGAAAGAAAATAAAGAATACACATTAAAAGAATTAGGATTATAGCAACAAGGGCTAGACATAAGTTTTAGCCCTTTATTTTACGAAAGGAGAAAGCATATGGCTAAAAAAGATAGTTTTATTTTATATACAGAACAGAAAGCAGTAATTGATAAATTAACAGACGAACAGGCAGGAAAATTAATAAAAGCCATATATGGATATGTTGAAAATGGAGAAATGCCCAAACTAGATAATATATTAGATTTAGTCATAACTCCTTTTAAAACTATATTAGACAAAGATAAAGCAAAGTATGAAGAAGTCAGCAAGGCTAGAGCAGAAGCGGGTTCAAGAAACAAAAAAACAAATGAAAACAAAAGCGAACAAAAGCAAACAAAAGAAACAAATGAAAACAAAACTAAACAAAAAAAACAAATGAAAACAAATGAGAACAAAATAAACAATTGCGACGATAATGAATATGATAATGATAATGATATTAAAAAAGAAAATATAAAGAAAAAATATGGCGAATATGAAAACGTAAAATTCACAGACGAAGAATTTGAAAAAGTAAAAGCTTATTTCCCTAAAGACTATATGCGAAGAATACAAAGTTTAGATGATTACATACAGCAAACAGGAAAAAAATATAAAGATTTTGTTGCTACATTAAAAAACTGGGCTCGAAAAGAAGGATATAAGCCACCCCTCTTAGACCAAAAGCAAAATGAGGAGTTAAAAGAAATAGATACATCACAACTAACGCCAGAAGAATATGATTTGCTTGTAAAGGAAAAAATAACGATACAAGATTTAATCAAGAAAGGAAGAATAAATGTATGACGAAGAACTTGAAAGAGCAATGCTATATTATGTGATTTTTGAACAAGAACAATATGCATTAGATGAAACAGATTTTATTAACGAACGAAACAAAAAAATCATAAAGGCAATTAATGAATTAAGGGCAGAAAAGAAAGAAATTTCAATGCTTTCAATTAAGTCAAAAATTAAAGCAAATGGTAGTCAAGTTTTAGAATATATAAGCTTGTTAGGAGATTTTGTAAAAACATCGAGTGCAGAGAATGTATATAGCGAATTAATAAGTTTGTCAAAGAAACGTAAAATTTTTGACTTGTTGCAAAGTAAAGTGAGTGAAATAGCAGATGCGGAAAATATAGATGTATTAGCAGAGAACATAATAAAACAGATTAATAGCATAGAACGACTAAACGAAAAAGAACAGACTTTTAGCGAACAAGTATTGAATACAGTAAGTGCGCTAGAAGAGAACTACAACAATAAAAATGATTACTCGCTGTACACAGGTTTAATGGATCTAGACAATAAAATTTGTGGATTACACAATCAAGAATTAACCATTATTGGAGCAAGACCAGGAGTAGGAAAAACAACATTTGCACTTCAAATAGCGACAAAGATAGCAGAGAAAGGCAAAAACGTAACAATAATAAGTTTAGAGATGTCGGATATCCAGATAATCCAGAAAATATTGGCAACCAAAACTAAAGTTAATAGCTATAAGATGAGAATGGGTACAATAGAAGATGATGACTGGGAAAAGATAGCAAAGGCTAGCACGGAGATATCTAAACTACCGATTAATCTAATAACTAAGGCAACAACAATTCAAGCAATAGAGACAATTGCAAGAAAATTGAAAAATCGAAATAAGCTTGATTTATTGATAATAGACTACATACAACTAATCAAAAATAAGGGCAAATTCAATAATAGAGAGCAAGAGGTTGCAGATATAACAAGAACATTAAAATTACTTAGTTTAGATTTAAAAATTCCGATAATTGGTATATGTCAATTAAACAGAAATGCAACAAGGCAAGAGCCTAGCCTAGCAGATTTAAGAGAAAGTGGAGCTATAGAGCAAGATGCAGACAATGTAATATTTTTATATCAAGAAAAAGAACAGGAAGATAGTATTGTCGATATAACGGTTAAAATTGCAAAGCAAAGAGCAGGAGAAGTTGGAAAAGTATATATGAAATTCAATAAGCCAAATAGTGAATTTAAGGGAGTAATGAGATGTTAGAAATAAATAAGAAACAGTTACTTGGTTTTGACAATGTGAACAGAGCGAGGATACTTAAATATATAGCATTAGGGTTAATTAAATATATAGGAGATGATACAAATGAAAACAACGCAAAAGGATAGAATAATAAATTACATACGAGGGTTTGGGTCAATATCTAGTTGGGAAGCATACGCAGATTTAGGAATAACACAGTTAGGAGCTAGAATAGACCAACTTAAAAAAGAAGGATACGAGTTTAAGACAGAGTGGGAAAGCAATACAAACAGATTCGGAGAAAAGACAGATTACAAGAGATATTATTTAGCAGATATGGTTTCAGAGAATATGGAACATATAACAAGATATTAGGAGGTAGTTATGATAATAGTAAGCCAAGATAAAAATAGAATCATAAATTTTGATAATATATTACAAATATATATTACGATTGATGAAGATGACAAAGGTTGTTATATTCAGTATGAAGATTGTAACAATTCTTGTGAAGGACTAGGAAAATATAATACAGAAAAAAGAGCAAAAAAAGTATTAGCAGAAATAGTACGAAAGTATTCTAGTTATTTACAATTGACTGGAGGACCTGCAATAATGCAAGGCCAAATGGATATACAACCTAATATATTTAATATACCTAAAACTTACGAAATGCCAGAGGACTAGCCTATGAAACAAATAGAGAGTAATACGCTTTGCTACTATTGTATGGGTTGTAACAAACAAGAAAACGAAAATTATAAGCCAGTAATGAGATGTAAAGGCTTTGTACCGGGAGTTGAAAACTGGCAAGAAAAATTAAGAGAGGAGCTAAAGAAAAATGGCAATAAACAGTAAAAAGAAACGGAAGTGCAGGAGAAAGAGAATTGGCAAATAAATTAAAAGAATACGGTTATAACTGTAGAAGAACACAACAGTTTTGTGGGAATACTGGACAAGCAGATGATGTAGTAGGACTTGATTATATACACATTGAAAGCAAAAGAGTTGAAAGGTTAAATATAGATAAAGCAATTGAACAAGCGGTAAGAGATACAAAAGACAATAAGTTCCCTACAGTATTTCACAGAAAAAATAGAAAAGATTGGTTGGTAACAATGAGGCTAGATGATTGGATGCAAATGTACAACGAATATTATTCTGGGAGAAAGATAAAAGAATATGAGAATAAAGGAGAAAAGTATGAAAATATATGATAAGAGAATATATAAAATAAGTGAGTGTATAAGAGTAGTGATAATAGTAATAGTGTGCTTCATGATAGGGTATGTATGTGGAATATTAGCAGGGGATAAGTCAGAGGAATTAAAAAATAAAGACATAGAAATAGAATCATTAAAAGACACTGTGTATATGTTAAGAAAGGAGAGAGAAGAAGTATGAGTAAGATAGAAGTGCGGAGATTATGTGAGAACTAAAAATGGATACATAATAAAAGTAGATAAAAAAACTGTCATTTTTGATATGGGTTATGCGGAACAATACGTAGATATGGAAACAACTAGATATGGTTTTCCCTGTGAAGAAGAAATAGCAAACCACAACAAACAACCAATAGAGTTAATAGAAGATAAAGATATAGTTGAAATAGAATTATCAGAAGAATTTGTAGAAAAAAAAGATAAAAAGAAACTTATACAAATAGGAGATGTTTATACAAAAGAAACACTACAAAGAGATATTGATAACGGAATTATAACAAGAATTTTAACAATATTATCTTATAATCAATATATGGCTAATTGCTATAAAGTAGGAGGAGAAGAATGTTAATATTACCAATTAAAAAGAAATGGTTTGACATGATAAAAAGTGGCGAGAAGAAGGAAGAATATAGAGAATTTAAAAAATACTACCATACTAGATTTAAAAAGATATTTGGATTAAATTACAAAGATAAAACAGCAGAGATAATATTTAGAAATGGTTACGCTAAAATGTCTCCAAAAATAAAGTGCGGATGTAAATTAAGAGTAGGACAAGGCAAAGAAGAATGGGGTGCAGAGCCTAATAAAGAATACTACATATTAGAAATATTAAAGATAGTAGGAGGAGAAGATGAATAGAGAAATAAAATTTAGAGCTTGGAACAAAGAAAAAAACATAATGGTATACAACAATGAAGATGATACATATGGATATTGGGATGGTTGTCGTAACAGTAATGTTGGAATGGTAAATGAAATTTTAAATTCAAAATATTATGAAGAATATGAATTTATGCAATTTACAGGACTACACGATAAAACCGGAAAAAAAATATATGAACGGAGATATAGTGAAAATAGAATATAAAGATATGAAATTTAAAGGACTTGTTAAATATGACGAAACATATTTAGCTTATGTAATAATAAGTACTAATACTACAAAACATGAGTTTGAAAACTTAGGAGATTATTTAGACTATGACATAGAAGTAATAGGTAACGTTACAGATAGTCCCGAGTTATTAGGAGGAGAATAGATATGTATAAATTAAAAGAAGGTATAAGATTAAGACAATTACAAGATTTTGGTTATAAATATGTAGGTAATTACAATAGAGGCGACCAATGGTTAAAAGAAATAGATATAATTGTAGATGGTAAAAACTTAGGTGGAATCTTGATACAAGAATGGGGAGAAATAAGCTTTAGATTTCCATTTATTAAAAATATAAAATATCCTGATATAGAACCTTATATACAAGATTTAATCAAAGCGGGATTAGTAGTAAAGGAGTAATAAAATGACTGATGAAGAAATTGAAAAAATTGCTAAAAAAGTATTAGAACTTCAAAAAGCAGATGGAGTAAAAACAACACAGAGTTTATTAACATTTCAAGAAGTCCAACAAAGATACCATAAAGAAATATACCAAAAATTTGGAACAACAGGTGGAATTGATAGTGCAATAAGAACAGTCGCTACATATAGTCAAGGACAGAGGTATGTTGCAAGATTAGGTGGAAAAGAGTTTGATAACGCTGTACAAGTAGCAGACAAACTATATAAATTACTTTTGGGAGTAAAGGAGTAAATATGGAAATGGAAGAGAAAATAGAAAAATTAAAATTCATTAAGTTACCAATAGATGAAGAAACAGGCAAAGAACAAAAAGAGTTTGGAGAAATGCTGGGACATATATATAGCGCGTATTATAGTGAATTTGGAAAAGGTTATGTAATAGTAGGGACAAACTCAGAAGAGGCAAGCAAAGCTTTTGATAATACAATTTACAAAACATTAATATCAGCAGGAGAAGATAAAGAATTTGCAAGAGCTTGTGCATACGAAGGGGAAGATTCAGGAATGTGCTTATACATACCTAAAGAATGTTTTGAAAGAGTAAAGGAGTAAATAAGATATGTTTAATACTTATAATGCAGGAGATACAAATTTAAAAATAAATGCTTGTAGTGGTGGAATATATAAAACATATAAAGAAAGTTGGTTTAGTTATCTACGCTTAGAAAGTAATGCAATGAAAACAATGACTAAAATGTATAAATATGAATCAGATGAAAATGTATATTATAAAGATGTAATAATACTCCAAATGATTCTTACTAGTAATGAAGACTATGTTATAGCAGAATTAATAAAGAAAGAAGATTTTGAAAAATATTTTGAGAGGAGTAAATAAGATATGAAAACAGAAACTACAAAAAGACTAGAACAATTATTAGCAAATCGTTTTAATATAAGAAATGAGTTTTATGTTTTTGAATGTACGATTGGCTGGTATGGAAAAGAAATAGTAGATTGTATAATGTACAACTGTCAAAGAGAAACTTACTGCTATGAGATAAAACAATCAAAACAAGATTTTCATAGTAAAAATAGATTAACATTTATAGGAAATAAAAATTACTTCGTAATGCCATATAAATTGTATAAAGAGGTAGAAGATGAAATACCACCAGAAATAGGTGTTCTTGTGGCAATAGATAGATTAGAGCCAAGAGAAAAAGAAGAAATACTTGATTTTGGTATCAAAAAAACAAGTTCTTGGAGAGAACCAATAGATGGATTAAAAGAACTTTATTGCATAAAATCAGCAAGAAAACAAGAACTTAAAGCAGATAAAGAGGTAATATTGTCTTCAATGTTAAGAAGTATGCAAAGGGACAGAATTTATGATTTAGAGAGGAGTGATACATAGTGAAAACAGCAGAAGAAGTTATATTAACACCGATGTATAAAGGCGAAGTATATAAATATCATGAATGCTCAAATTGTAAAAAAGAAATATACTTTGAAGAAGATATATTTCAACCATTTCATTTTGAAGAAAATATAAAATATTGCCCATTTTGTGGAAAAGAAGTAATAAGATATGCAAAACCAAAATTTATAGAAGAAATAAATTGGAATTGGTTAGATGAATACGAATCTGTTGTAGAAAAAATGTATAGAGAATTAGAATATATAATTTATTGTAAGCTAGATAAAGAACAAATAGACGAATTAGAAGAAAAGTCTGCAAGAGGAATGGAATATTTTGGACAGGATAGATGGTCCTTTCCATACAGTAAAGGAACTATATGCGACATAATTCATCAAATAACAAGAACTAAAGTACATTATACGAAAAAACGAAAACTTGAAAAAGAGTTGGGAGGTGTTTTAAGTGAAAGAAAGAGAAGAAATATTAAATAAAATGAAAAACAAATATAAATTAGCATTATTTATGGTTATAAGAAACTCTATGGTAATGCCACAAGGTATTAAATTAGGTAAAACAGATAAAGAAATCAATGAAATGTCTTACGAAACTATGTGTTCAGTATTAACTATGATTGATTATAATAAAGCAGAAAAGATTTACGAGGAGGGAAAAAGTGAAAGAAAATAGTGATGGTAACGACACAAATGTCGGTAGCATAGGAAATAGTATAGAAGAAGATATGAAATATATTCATAAAACTCTAAATGATATGAAGATTAAAGATGAAGATGCATTTATGAGTGCAGTTGCAACTATATTTAGAGATTATAAAAGAGTATCAAAAGAAAATGAACAGCTACGAACAGAAGTGAACAGCTTAAGAAAAGAGAATGAAGAATGCAAATTAGATGTACAAGATTATTTAAAACAAGCTCAAGAAAATGCTGAAATGTATAGAAAAGCACAAAAGAAAATACAAGACTTAAAGGCAGAGAATGAAGAATTAAAAAACAAGTTAAATTTAAAACAATTTGATGTAAATATTGTTTATAACGACTATTTGGAAAAATTAGATGAATACGAGAGAAATACTATTCCAATTCAAAGAATAAAAGACATAATAGACAGAATTGATTACGATATAAAAAAGACCAAAGAAATAATATCAAAAAATACAAATATTTATGCAAGTTATCGAAAAAATGATTATCAAATAGTAAGATTAAAAGCAATGAACACAAAATCTTTAGATATAAAAAAGAGATTACAAGAATTATTAGATGGTAGCGACACAGATGTCGGTAGCATAGAAAGTGAAGAATAAATGAACGAGGAATTATTAAAATCATATGAAGAGTTAAAAAAAAATAGGAATATAATAGACAAAATAGAACCTGATTTTTTCTTTGAAATAGTGGATTGTTTATTAAAAGAGAATGAAGAATTAAAAAAAGATTACTATAATGTAATAAATAAAATAGAAAATAAAATAGATATATTGGATATAGCAATATCAGAATGTATATATATAGACGATGACGACAAAGCATACAAAAAAGCAGTTAAAAAAGACAAGCTATGCTTATTGAATCAAAAAAGAGCCTTACAAGAACTACTAGAAGGGAGAGAATAAAATGAGTGAAGAAGAATATAAAGTTGAGGTAATGTTGACTATAGATGATTTAAAATTGTTAAGAGATAGCTTAAAAGGAACATTAGTAAGAGAAAATTCAATGAATTTTGAATATTTAAAAAAGATAACAGAGTTAGGCTATTTTATTGAAGAAGTAATAAAACAAGAAAATGGGGGTTAATCTATGGGAACAGAAGATACGATAGAAATGGTAATAATTAAGAACGATACTGTAATAAAGAAGAAATTCAGTGTTATAGACGAAGACGAGGTAATAAGCTTTAATTTAGGAAATTTCTTTATAGCAGTACGAAAAGAAGATCTAAAAAAATATTTGTAGGAGGTACAAAAGATGCAATACATAAAAGAAGATGTTGAAAAAATGTTAAAGGATCACTTAAAAAATCAAGCAAAACTGACGGAAATACAATTAAAAAAAGAAGAATACGAAAAAAGATTGGAATATGCTGGAACGGTATATGAGGAAACAGAAAACGAAATTATAGAAAATATGCAGTTAGCTGGACAAGCTTATGATAGCATACATAGTAATACAAACAAAGTATCAGATAAAGTGCTAAATACGGCAATGAATTACCATAAAGAAGAAAGACACATAAACAAAGAAGATAGGCAATTTTTACAAACCAAATTAGAAGAACTAAACAAATTGAAAGACGAGTTAGACAAAAAAATAGTAAGAGTTGAAAATATGATTAATCAACTATCAGCAGAAGAAAAGTTTGTTATAAAGATATATTATATGGAAAAATCTAAATGGGATTATGTATCACAACAATACTGTATGGAGTTCCAAAAACCAAAATCTATAAACCAATTATTAAATATAAGGGACACAGCAATAAAAAGTATGCTTGATGTACTAAATATAGGTGAATAATGAAAAATTGTGATAAAATTGTGATGAAATTTGGATGAAATTTGGTTTTGAAAGAGTTATAATTATAATAGAGAAAAAAAGATATAAACTTTTGCGGAGCTGAACATTTAATGTTTGGCTCTATTTTTCTATTAGCGATACCTAGTAAAATGACAACTTAATTCAAAAAGTTTGGAGCTTTCCTGCTAAGAAATGCGTACCTAATAAGGTATATGGTGCAAGTCCATAGGTTGTCGCCAGGTTCTAGGTAGCCCCTAGATATGCGGAGTAAAAAGTAGGGAAACCTCTGTTGAAAATAAAATTAAAATCCCTTACATGGCAGAGTAATTCAAACGGCTTTGAACACTGTCTTGAAAACAGTTGGAGCAGTAAAATGCTTGGGGCTCGACACCTCACTCTGTCGCCAAGTAAAATAGTATGTAATGATATAAAAAAGCAATGGGAGCAAAAGGTTGAGATATTAATTCCGACACAGGGAAGAGAAATATCAGAACTTCCAAGAGATTCGGCTCGTAAGCTAAAGGCTATAGGCTGTGTTGATACCAGAAATCCAAACGATACGAGGTAGCGCCTTGTATAATCCTATATCATTACATAGTGTTTTATACAAAGGAAGTGTTGTATATGAGAGGTAGTATAATAGCAAACTACATAGACAGTGAATATAGAAGAAGAAAATTTTATGAGAACAAGAAGAGACAAAAGTGTATTGTAGATGAGAAAAGACAATGCGACAAATGTAAATATTTAAATATATGTGAGGATAAAGATGAAATTTAAAATAAATAATACGGAATGGTTAATAGAACAAGTAGATGAAGCCACAATTAATAACGAAATGAAAAGTGATGGAACATTAGGAGTAACAATATATAGAACTCAAACAATAATGCTACTAAAAGATCAAGCTAATATAATAAAGACATTGAAACACGAACTAACACATGTTTGGCTATATGAATACGGACATAATCAAAACGACGATAAAACATTCAGCTATGAAGATGTATGCGAAGTAGTTGCAAGTAGTAATGATTTTATAAATGAAATAATAAAAGAATATGTACGGAGAACATAAATGAAGAATGACGATTTAATAATTTATAAGAAAGATAGTAGAGAAATTATAGCTATAATTCCAAAAACATATCTATTTAGCTGAATAGAAAAATAAGATACAGACAAAAGAGGTGATTCAATTGACAAATGCACAGAAAAGATTTTGCGATGAGTATTTAATAGACCTTAATGCAACAAGAGCATATAAGGTTGCTTATTCAAGGTGTAAAAAAGATGAAACAGCTAATGCAGCATCGAGTAGAATGTTAAGAAATGTTAAGGTACAAGAATACATATCTGAAAAGCAACAAGAAATAGAAGAACGTACGGAAGTAACACAAGATATGGTAATAAAAGAGTTAGCAGCAATAGCTTTTTCAAAGGCAAGTGATTATGCAAAATTGAAGAAAATGAAAAGAAATGTACCAGTATTTGACGGAGAAGATATAGTTGATTATAAGGAAGAAGAATATACTGGAATAGAGTTTACGCCTACAGATGAATTGTCAGAAGAACAGAAAAAAGCATTAGCTGGAATAAAAGAAGGCAAGTTTGGTATACAAGTTGATTCATGTGACAAAGTTAAAGCTCTTGAATTGCTAGGAAAACATTTAGGAATGTTTAAGGAAAAAGTAACAATTGATGGCAATGTTAATACAAATAATCCATTTTCAGGGATGTCAATAGAAGAACTGAGAAAGATATTGAATGAATAATAACTTAAAAGAAGAATTAAAAAAGCAAGCACGTTTGGAACTAGCCAGACGTGATTTTTTTGAATATTGTAAATTAACTGCATTTGATTTTTACAAAGAAGAACGTAACTTTTTAAAAGATTTATGCTATCAATTACAAGATTTTTACAAGAGCGATGAAAAAGTATGTGTAATAAATATGCCACCAAGACATGGAAAGTCAAGAACTGCAGGAAAATTAGTAGAATGGATATTAGGAACAAATCCAAATGAAAAAATAATGACAGGATCATACAATGAGGATTTATCGAGTTCATTTGCAAAATCAGTAAGAGACACAATAGCTTCTGAAAAAACAGAAGGTGTAATTGTATATAATGATATATTTCCTAATACCAAGATTAAAGATGGCGAAGCTACACAAAAAAAGTGGGCATTAGCTGGAAGTAAGGTGTCAAATTATTTAGCAACGTCGCCAACAGGTACTGCAACAGGGTTTGGATGTACAATAATGATAATAGATGACCTCATAAAAAATGCTAAAGAAGCCTATAATGAAAATACATTAAAAAATCATATAGACTGGTTTAATAATACAATGTTATCAAGAACTGAAAATGGATTTAAATTAATAATCATTATGACAAGATGGTCTAGCAATGATTTGGCTGGCTATATATTAGACAATTATCCTAATGTAAGACATATAAATTATAAAGCAGTACAAGATGATGGTTCAATGTTGTGTAAAGATATATTAAGTAAAGAAGACTACGAGTTCAAAACAAAAAACATGAATAAAGACATTGTTTATGCTAACTACCAACAAGAGCCAATCGATGTGAAAAATAGATTATATACAGTATTTAAAACTTATGATAAGTTACCACCAGCACACTATATTATGAATTACACAGATACAGCAGATGAGGGCGACGATTACTTATGCTCAATAGACTATCAAATGTATAACAGTGAATATTATATCTTGGATGTTATTTATACACAAGAGCCAATGGAAGTGACAGAACCAGCAGTAGCAGAAATGATGACCAAAGATAATGTAGGAAATGCGAATATAGAAAGTAATAATGGTGGTAGAGGGTTTGCAAGGAATGTGCAAAAAGAGTTAAAGGAGTTAAAGAATACTCACACAAAAGTAAATTGGTTTCATCAAAGCGAAAATAAAATTGCAAGAATATTAAGTAATTCGACAGGAGTAATGAATAACATTTATTTTCCAATTAATTGGGAGGATAGATGGCCAGAATTTGCCAAACATTTAAAACATTATGTAAGAACAGGAAAAAATGAACATGATGATGCTGAAGATTGCTTAACGGGAGTGTATGAACATCCAAGACCAAATACAATACAATTCGGATATGTAAAGCCGGTATAGGAGGAAAACAATGATACAATGGAATCCAGAAACATTAGAAAATGAAAATAGTGTAGCACAAATATTAATGTTAGCAGACAAAGAATGGAATGCAAGAAAACAATTATATGAAAGAATAAGAAGAAAGACAGATAATTCTGAGCTAGTAAGTATAAATGATGAAAAAATAAAAGTAGCATTTGAAAATTATATAAATTCAATGGTAACTGGGTATTTTGCAGGAAAAGCACCAGTATATGATGTTGAAAAAATATCAGATCCAACAAAATTAAATATAATAAAGAAGTTACTTAATAAAATATTTAATACAGATGCAAACAAAGATGAAGAATTAAAAGTATTAATAGATTATATAAGCAAATATAATGATGATTCAACAGAGTTTTTTGATTTAGCATTTGAATATTTTGGGATGAGAGGGTGCTATGAAGTATTATACGAGAATGAAGAAAACGAAATAGTATATACTAAACAAAGTGCATTAAATACAATAGGAATATTTGATTATTCAACACCAGTAAAACAAATAGGCCAATTAAGAAAATGGACTGAAAGAGATAAAAATGGTGCAGATATAACAATAGTAGAATTAACAACAATAAATGGTAAAAGATACTATTCACCAACACCAAATGATTATGCAAAATTACAAGAAGATAAACAAAAATTTGAGAAAAGTAAATGGAACATGCTTCCTTGCATAGCAATAGAAAATGAAATGGGACTATCAAGCTTTGAATTGGTAGTCTCTTTAATTTGTGCTTATGAAAGAGTAATACAAAATAGTAGAAATACATTTCAATATAATGATGATGCAAAATTAAAAATAACAGGTTTTACGCCACAAAATGAACTAATGACAACAAAATTAGACGCAAAAGGGAATCCAGAATTAGATGAAAATGGACAACCAAAGCAGGTAGTTAATAAAGCAAGAGAAGAGGAAGACAAAGCTTTATTAAAAATGCAAGTATTCTATACTCCAGATAATACAGGAGATATTGCTTGGGTTGAAAAAAGTGTACAAGATACAGCACTGGAAAATCATAAGAAGACATTAATAGATTTAATAGCAATGATAAGTGGAGTACCAAATATAACAGATTTAGGATTTACAAATGCAGATAATGCTAGTGCATTAGATAGAAAATTCTTTACATTAGAGCAGATGATAACAGATGCTGATAAACACTTTAAACAAGCAATATTAAGAAGATGGGAAACAATCATAGACAGAATTAATAAAAGAAAACACAAATCCTATGATTTTAGAAGCATAAAAATAGAATTACAGAGAAATCTACCAACAGATAAGGATACAGAAACCACAAGAGCATTAAAATTAAGAGGATTGTTAAGCGATGCAAGTATAATTGATATGTTACCAGATGATTTAGATAGCAATTCAGAATTAGAAAAAGTAGATAAACAAAATGAAGAAAATATTCAAAAGAATTTACAACAAATGCAAATGATGGGACAAGCAGGAGTAGAGCAAGATAATAAAGAAAATAATAAAGATAACAAAGTAACAGATTTAACAGACACACAAAAAGCACAAAAACTAACAGCAGATAATAAGAAAGAACAAACTAAAGTAGTTAATAAACAAATCAATAAAGAAGAATAGAGGTGTTTTATATGTGGGAGCAACATGACAAATATGTAAAACAATTAAAACAACTATACAATAAAACATCAAGACAAACACAAAACAGATTACAAGAATTATTTGACACGTTTAATTTTACATCAGAGAATATCTATAATATTGCTGATAATAAGACTAAAAAAAGAATAAATACATATATAGAACAATGGAAAGAACAAGGCTTATTAAAGAATAATAGCTATTTTACTGTATTAGCAAACAATATTTATAAAAGAACAAGAGTAAATAATAGTGAAATATTAGAATTACTAATTTATAGTGCATATATAGAAGAACAAAATAAACTTGAAGAACAAGAAAAACAAATAATGTATGAAGATGCAAATTATTACTATGAACAAGGCCAACAAGAAGTAAATAAAAAGAAAAAGCCATCAATATTAGCGATGGCTTTATTTCTTGCATTATTAGACCAACCAAATTATAGTGGCTTTAATTGGAAACAGTATATTGAAGCAACAATACAATATAATGCACAACAAATATATAAACAAGCAATTTTAAATATGCAACAACAAAAAGGCCTAGAAATTGATTCTAATGAGTTTCAAACAATAATACAAAGACAAAACAATCAAAAGATCAATATAAATAATGATAAGATATCAGGTGCAGCAGATTTGCAAATGATAGGACTAAATAATTTAGCCAAAGTTGAGGGAATAAAAGAAGTAACGGAAGATAATTCAAAAGTTAGATTTGTCGCAGTAGAGGACGAGTCAACAACGAAAATGTGCCAAAGCTTAGATGAACAAATATTTAATATAAAAGGTTATAATGAATTTACAAGATATTATGGAAATACTGCAAAAGAATTAGAACTAAAAAAATTCAAAATTTATGGGTTAGTCTTACGGTATAAATATGCCTCCCATAATGCGGGCATTATCATCATTGCAGAAGTACATTAGTATATCAAAACAATATGTCTAGAGAAGAATTAAACAGAAAATTAAATATGGAGTATCAAGATGTAACAACTAGTCTTTTAAAACGAAACAAAAAGCATTACAAAGTAGTAGAACAACAATATTATATTGATGAAAACGGCAATAAATATGCCGTTGATGGCAAAAGTGTACTAATGAAACATACAGAAAAAGAAAAAGAAGTCGCTAAAATATTAGGAGAAATATATGGAGGAAAAGTTGGGCTAATACCAGTTGTATTAAATCCACAAAATATAAAAACACCAGATTATATGATAGGAAATATAAAAATTGATTTAAAAGAACCAACAGGAAAATCTCGAACTACAATCTATGATTTATTCAAACACAAAAGTGGACAAGCTGATAACTTTGTAATAGATATACATAAGTCAGGATTAGATAGGACTGAAAGCATAGAACAAGCACAGCAATTATTTTATTCTAAACATAGAAGCTGGATAAATACTGTAATATTAATGGAAAACAACGAAATATTTAAAATATTAAAAAGAAGATAAAAAAAGAAGGTGGTGCAACCCAAAAGGGGGTCACATACCTTCAACAATAATATTATTAACTTAATTATACTATAAATTAGGTTAATAATCAATAGTTTATGCAAAAAAATATAAATTATGCACTTACTTTTAAAATAGGTGCTTTTATTATGGAAAGAAGGTGAAAAAATGAACGATAGAGCAAAATATTTAGCAGTAGATGAAGAAAAAAACAACAGAATACAACATATAAGAGAATGTTTCTCAATTATCTATGATGAAATTGATTTAAAGTGCAAACCAAGTAGAGAAACATCATTAGCATTAACTAAACTAGAAGAAGCACAGTTTTGGGCAATAAAAGGAATAACAAGGGAGGAAAAATAATATGTGGTTATTAGTTTTAATGTTAAGCATTAAATTACAAATGCCTACTTGGTATTGGATCATATTTACTATAATTACAATATTTAGACCAGTTGTTTGGGTAGTTAAATATAATTTTGCTGATGGATATATGAAAGCAAAAAATAAAGATAATAAATAAGTTAATAACATTTTATAATTATAATTTTTAGATGTAGACGTACATCTATTTTTTATGCCTTTTTACTGATTGCAGGCTATAAAGAACAACAGAATACAAATTCGCAATGGCTGGGGCTTAAGCAATGGCTGGGGCAAAAGGAGTAAAAAATGGAAGGACAAGACAATAATCCAAATAATGCTAATACTGGGGCAAACAATGAACCAGCGGGAGCAAATAACCAAAATAATACAGGAGCAAATAGCAATTCTGTAACGTTTGATGATTTCTTAAAAGATAGAAAAAATCAAGCAGAGTTTGATAGGAGAGTTCAGCAGGCTATCAATACAGCTAAAACAAACTGGGAAGAAATAATGAACAGTGAAAAAAGCGAAGCTGAGAAATTAGCAAAAATGAACAAGGAACAAAAACTTGAATATCAGGCTCAAAAAGAAAGAACAGATAAAGAAAAAGCACTTGCAGAATTAAATGCTTATAAATTGAAAGAACAAGCAATCAAAATAGCAAGTGATAAAGGATTGGATATATCTTTACTAACTTTCTTTAACTTTGAAACAGTAAAAGCTGAAGAAATTAATTTAAAAATAGAAGAAGTTTCAAATGCGTTTAATAAGGCTGTTGAAAAAGCAGTGAATGAAAGGTTAAAAGAAGATACTCCAACTCAAAAGTTAGGTATTGATACACAAAATAAATCAATAGCTAGAGCAAGTTATTAAAAAATAGGAGGAATTGAAAATGGGAGAAATTACACAAGAAGCATTAAATATAATGCTACAAGATGGCAAAACAAAAGATAATTTAAAACAAGTATTAAGCGGAGTACTAGAGAACGTTGCATCAAGAGCAATATCAGAACAAATCAAAGCAAAAAATGGTTCTGGAAATCCGGAAGGTGGAGTGATTGAATATAAAAGATTTGTAAATGCAGAATTAAAAGATAAAGGAACTGCAAGAGCTGCTGGAAAAGGCGATAAAGTAAAAGCTAAACCAGTAAAAGTTGTTATTGATACAGATAAAGAAATTGTAGAGGAATTACAAGGAAAAGACGTAAAACTTTATGGTATCGATGGTATGGCTGAAAAAAGAAAAGTAAATCATCAATCAGCTATCATAAGATACCTAGATAGAGAGTTCTTTGCAAAAGTATTAAAAGGAACAGAAATCCCTGCAAAAGATAACATTCAAGATACAATTGATACTTTATTACAAAAAGCAAGAACTTTAAAGAATGACTTTATTGATGGTATAGAGTCTGATTTATTGGTTATTGTTGTAGATAGTGAATACAGAAAAGGAATGAAAAAAATTCTTGATGATTTACCAAATGGAACAGATCCACAAGAGCAAGCAATTGGTATGTATGATTCTGTTAGAGTTTATGAATCAACAAGATTACCAGATGGAGTAAAAGCTGTTGTAATGATGGATGGAGCTATTGCTCAACCATTTTATGTATCAGAATATGGAGCAGAGAAAATACCATTTGATGATGCTGTAGCATTAGAAGATTTCTTATATAAAGGAACAAAAGCTTTAATGGAAGATACAATATTCTATGTAACAGATGCTAAACTTGCTGAATTAACTGTAACATCAGTAGCAGGTACTTCAACAGGAAAAACAAAAATAACCGTTACACCAGTTTTAACATCTGGAAATAGTTACAAATATAAAGCTGCTGCAAATCCAACAATGCCAGAATATGATGCTGTTTGCACATCTGGATATACAGCTTGGAATGGAACAGACGAAATAACAGCAACAACAGGACAAAAAATAGTAATTGTTGAAGTTGATTCAGCGAATAAGGCTAAAAAAGCAGGAATAGCAACAATTGCTACAATGGTCTAAGAATAGGAGGCAATAGAAATGGCAGAAACCAGTAATATAGATAAAATAATAGCTGATTTGGGAGCTAATTATAAAGATGACAAAAAAGTCTTAGAAGAAATATTAGAGGAAGTTAGTTCTATTGCCTCTGATATTTCTAACAGACAAAAAAATGACGAAAAATTATTTCCATATGTTAAGAAAGCAACTAAAGCAATCTATCTGTCAAGGGGTGCAGAGGGATTAACAAGTCGAAATGAAGGTTCTATTTCAGCATCATTTGAAGATATTATAGATAAGTTAAGAAATGACATTATAAAATCTGGGCTAAGGAGGATTAAGTAATGTTATTACGAGATTTAACAAAAGTTTACATATCAGAATATAAAGAAATAGAAGACCATCGGAGAAACAGAAAAAAAGTGGAGATATAAAGGAAAAGGCTTGCCGGTAAAAGAAATAAATGAAATGTCATTAAAAGATTTGAATGAACTAGAAGTATATAAATTAGCAAAGGAAAGTAATGTTGGTATAGCTTATTTAAATATTCAGCAGGATATAAATGAACTCGATAGGAAATCAACAGGAGAAGTTGACTATAGTAAATATAAAGCAAGAACTACAAGAAAGTATCTTATAAATAAAGGTGATGGAATATCATTTGAAAATATATCGGAGCTAGAAGATTTTATACCAGAATATTATGTAAAAGATGCTTTAAAAATAGGTAGTACAATGTTATACATATTGGAGAAAATGCAAAAATGATTAATTTTAATTGTAACATAAAAGTAAAACATAATTTTAAAAATATAGAAGCTATAATTCAAAAGGTACCAGAGATGGCAAAAGAAATAACAGAAGATGTTTTAAATAGTATTAGAGGTTATGCTATAAGATTGGAAAAAGGTCATAAGGAAAACGGAATATTAATTGAAATGATTGATATGTCAACCAAAGAAGTAAAGGGAAGGGTTTATGCAGACCCTTCTAAATTTGTTACTGAAAATGGTCAATCATATTTGTGGTTTGAGTATTTTGGAACAGGACAATATGCAGAACAAGAACATATAGGAAAAACAAAGCACTTTATTGAATCAGGTTATACAGAATGGTATATACCTGTAAACAAAGTAGGGAGGTCATTAAGTTATCCGATTGTAACTATAAATAACAAACAATTTTATGTTGCAGTTGGAGCAAAAGCAAATCATTTCCTTGGAGATGCTGAATTTCAAAGTAGAAATAAAAACGCAGAGATTATCAAGAAAAAATTAGATCAGATGTTAAAGGAGGTATGCAAATGAGAGATTTAAGTATAAAAGATTTCAGTGATTTATTATATGAACAATTAGAACCATTAAAATACAAACAAATATTAACAAATCCAACAACAACAAGTAAATTTCCTTGTCTTGAATTACATACACCTTTGAAATCTGTGAATAAAACAGAAAATGCATTTCCAATAAAATCTACATTTCAAATTTCAATAACATGTTGGAATGAAAAACAAAGACAAGCAATGCAAATGACAGATGAAGTTAGTACAAAACTTCAAGAATTAAATTTTATAAGGACAAATACCAGCCCAGCAATATACGATTCTATATTGCAAAAATATGGTATAACAATAACATTTGAGGTCATTTATAATGCAATAATGAACTCATTTGATTTTATAAGATAATAGGAGGAATTAAAAATGGCTAGTAACGAAATAAAAGACACAAATACGGTTGCAGATCAAATGCCTGACATAAGTAAATGGGTAAAAGTTTGGTATTCTGAAACAAAAACAGGAGAAAGAACACAAATTGCTTTTACTGAAAAAGTACCAGCATTAGAAGAAGCACCAGATGCAGTAACTGGATCTGCATTGGATTTAGATTATGAATTTTCAGTACCAGGAATAAAAAAGGCATCTAATATTGAATTAGATATATACTTTACACATACACAACATAAAAAATTAAGAAACTTAATGAACAAAGACTTGTACTGGTTTTTCCAAAATCCAGCACATACTGCTCCATTAGGAAGTCAACCATTAGTAAGAACATTAAAAGGACAAATGTTTGTTACAATGGGAGAAGTATCAGTAGGAGAATTTTTAAAAGAAACAGTTACAATATATAAAAATAGTGATGTGGAAGAAAGCGACGGCTTTCCCACAGCCTAGTTCTGATGTAAGTGTCGTGTCAGAACAAATAGGAATAGACACTAACAAAGAGAAGGCAACAAAATAAAGCCTTCTCTCTTTTGCAAAGGAGAGAAAAATGGAATTAGTAACAAGAAACAAAACAATAAATTTAGTATTTACAACAAGAAAAATAGTAAATATAACTAATATATTAAAGGGAAAGAATTTTGAAGATTTATATTTTAAAGCTGTCAATGAAAATGATTTAGATGCTTTAGCAAAAATAATATATGCGTTTGCAGAAGATGAAGCGGGAATAAAATCATTTAAAACAAGTGATGAAGTTTTTGAATTTATAGATGATTATAAAGAAGAAAACAACAAAGCATATGGTGATATATTTAATGAAATAGCAGGTGCAATAAATGATGAGGGTTTTTTCAAAAGCCAAATGACAAAAGAGGAAATGGAAGAGAAAATATCCAATCCATTATCAGGAATCAATATGGAATCACTAATCAAGACATCAGCAGAGAATGCAATAGGACAATTAGCTCAGAGAGAAATAATATCACGAGCTTAGAAAGTATATTAAATAATATAAAAAAATCAAACAATATAATAGAATTAATTTATAACTTAGAACCATTGGCATATTATTCAGGATTGAAACCTAGTGATTTTTGGAATGGAAGATATAAAGATATATACCTTTATTGTGAAATGTATATAATAAGATTACAAGATACATTTAAACAGCAAGTAAGGTTACAAGATGCAACAACTACTAAATTAATTCAAGCAGATAGTATGTGTAATAAACATCCTAAGGTGATACCTCTTACTGATTTTTTTCCAAGCCTATTTAAGAAAAAATAAAATATATAAAAAAATATATTTTCGACAAATTTCGACAGCATTTTTCTAAAAAAGTGATATAATCCTTTTATAATAATAAATAAAGGGGAGAAATAACCATGACAATAAAAGAAGCTGTAAAAGGAAATGGAACAATGTTAGGAATTTTGGCATGTTCTGGAATGATAAAAAAAGCAGAAACAATGTTATCAAATGATGAAAATGTGGAGTTTGCCTGTGTTTATAATGTGTATACTGAGCCTAATAATGAAAATTTAAAAGTAAATATTGGATTGGATACTAAAAAGAAAAATGCTGGAGTAATAGTATTGACAAATAAAAGAATATTCTTTTTAAGCTCGATTTTAGGAAAGACTATAAGTAAGCAAATTAAAATACAAGATATACAATCAGTAGATTATAAAACAACACTATCATTAGCTACAATAAGAATAAAAGGAATTACTGAAATGATAGTAATTGAAGCTACTAAGAAAACAGCAGAAGAAATGATAAGCAAAATAAATGATCTACAAAGTAATTCTAATAGTGAAAAGACTTCTTTTGGTAACATATCACAAGCTGATGAACTACTAAAATTTAAAAAATTACTAGATGAAGGCATAATAACACAAGAAGAATTTGAAAGAAAAAAACAACAATTATTAAAGTAGGATGGTTAAGATAAATGTTTCAATTGATATGTTTCTTATTATGTTTACCTTTTTATTTATTTTATATAGTTGTTAAAGTAGAAATATATATTTTAATTTTTATTATAAAATTAATAAGCAATATAGTTGCCGCACTATTACAAAATGAAAGAAACTACAAGCCCAATAAGTTTAAGACAACAAATTCATTAATCAGTATAGAAAATAATAGTAAGAAATTAAGCTATAATGATGAAAAAGAAGTAATAGTTCATAAGAGTGAATATAAATTGACTCAAATAACAGATATAGAGCTAAAGATTACTATTGATAAAATACAAGAGATATATAAAGAACTGGGATTCGATGTAAAAGTTATAAATATCATAAAAGAAAAATATATAACTGAATACGAGGTAATCTTTCCACAAAATGTTACTCAAGCTGATATTTTATCTGTATCGGGTAAAGTAATAAATGAATTTGAAATAGATGGAGTAAAAATTGTTGGAAATACTAAGAAAAATAATAGAATATATATACAAATACCATTAAAATATGAAAAAACACTTACTTGAGTAGGTGTTTTTATTTGTCTTTATATTCTTTTAGAAACATTATATACCTGATAACATCTCTGAGAAGAGATAGGTGTAGATTATATAACAAAAAATATAAAAATGAAAGGAGGATTAGCTTATGACAGTGGAAGAAATAGAAATTATTGTAACTGCAAAAGTAGAAGAAGCATTAAAAGAATTTGAGAAGTTTTTACCAGCAATAAAGGAAGTAATGAAACAAGCACAAGAAGCTTTTTCAAAAGTAGATATGAAAGAATTTCAAAAAAATATCAATCAATCATTTATGTTAGTAAAAAAACAATTAGCAAATTTGAAAAAAAGTTCTGAAAATAATCAAATAAAGATTAAAATAACAAATGCAGAAGCAATAAAACAAATAAGACAAGTAAAAAAAGAATTAGATGCATTATATAAGCAACATACTGCACGGAGATATAAGCATAAAAAGTAATAATATAAAAGGTTCAAAAGAAAATACTAATGGTAATTTTGATCCAAACGATATTAGTGGAATGACAATAAATGGACAAACATTTAATATAAAGAATATTACTGGTTATTCTAAAGAAATAATGAAATTAACAGGACATTTAAAGACACTGAAAAGTGCATCAGAAGATGTTAAAATTCCAGAAATAAAAGCACCTGAGATTAAAACTCCTGAAACCAAAATAACTGGCTATAGAGGAAGCATTAATAATAATACAGAAAATATTAAACCAAATACTAATTCAATTAATTTGTGGGATATGATAAAAAGTAAAATTCAGCAAGTTATTCCATTTGTTAGACAATTTAAACAACAAATTCAACAAGTGGGAGGCTCAAAAGAATTAGAATTAGTAAAATATAAAATAAGTGAAGTAGAAGAAAAATTAGAAAATGCAAAAGAGGGTAAGATACATTTAAATACTAAAGAAATAATAGAAGCGGAAGCAGAATTAGAAAGATTAAACAATAAAAAAGATAAGCTAGAAAAAGGTGGCAAAGGAAACTTTTTCTCTAACTTTTTTTCAAGTTTAAAGAAAATAACCCCATCTATGAATAATATATCAGGAATAACAATTAAAATTAAGAACCAAATAAAACAATTGAATGGTGGGATAAAAAATGGACTGGGACATGTATTAAAATATGCTACTGCATTATTTAGTTTAAGAAGTGTCTACTCTGCATTAAGTGGTAGTGCTCAAGCTTGGTTAGGAAGTCAAAATAAAGGAGCACAACAATTAAGTGCAAATATAGAATATATGAAATATGCGATGGGAAGTGTATTTGCACCAGTTATACAATATGTAACTAGTTTAGTATATCAATTGATGAAAGCTATTCAAAGTGTAGTTTATGCAATGTCAGGAGTAAACATATTTGCTAAAGCCACAGCTTCATCAATGAAAAATACATCAAGTAGTGCAAAACAAGCAAGTAAATCTTTATCAAGTGTACATAGCGAAATTAACAATGTTTCAGACAATAAATCAGCTAGCAGTGATGGAACAACAACACCTAGTATGGATTTATCTCAAATGGACAATCAAATGAGTTCATTTGGACAAAAATTATATGAATTTTTTAAGCCACTAAAAGAAAGCTGGGATAATTATGGAAGTCAAGCAATTGAAAAATTAAAAACAACAGCAGAACAAATGGGTGGATTAATTTCATCTGTGTGGAAAAGTTTCGAAAATATTATAACAAATGGTACAGCATATTCAATTTTGGAAAATATATTAGCAATAATAGGAAATATATCAGAAGCCATAAAAAATGCATGGCAAAATAATGGAAATGGAGATGCCATAGTACAGAATTTAGCAAATGCATTTAACAACCTTTTGGAAGTAATAAGAAAAATAACACAAAGTACAATTTTCCAATGGATTTTAGATGTTGGCGTGTTGGCAATAGAAAAACTTACAGAAGCAATTGAATGGGTAACACAAAAAGTTGATGAATTTGTGGGCTTTTTAACAGGAAGTAATGATGAATTAGATGGCTGGGCTATTACAATAGGTTCTATTGCAACTGCAATAGGCTTAGTTGTAGCAGCACTTGTATTATATAATGTAGTTGCAGGAATTGCAGCAGTTGTTACGGCTGTTTTAACTTCTCCAATTACATTAGTAGTATTAGCAATAGCAGCCTTAATAGCAATAATTGTTTTATGTGTTAAACATTGGAATACAATAAAAGAAACAATGATCCAAGTAGCTACAACAATAAAAGAAAAAGTAATAACAGCATTTAACTATATGAAAGACAAAATTTCAACTATATTTAATACTATAAAAACAACTATTGTTAATATTTGGAATGAAATTTGGAATGGAATAAAAAATATCATTAATAAAATATTAGGTGGAATAGAAAGCTTTGTAAATGGAACTATAAAAGGTATAAATAAACTATTATCAGGTATAAGTAAGGTTGCCAATGCAGTAGGTTCTTTTATAGGTTTAAATCCAATTTCATTGCAAATAAGCACAATTTCATTACCACGACTTGCAAAAGGTGGAGTGTTAACAGAAGCAACAGCAGTAGTAGCAGGTGAATATTCAGGAGCAAAATCAAATCCAGAAATTGTAACACCACAAAATATAATGAGAGAAACAATTGAAGATGTATTATTAGATTTTGCATCATTAGACAATAACGATAGACCAATAAATTTAACAATTAATGTAGGAAATAAAAAACTAGGACAAATATTACTAGAGGATTTAAGAGATAAAACAAGAAGAACAGGAAAAGACATAGAAGCTTTAATAGGAGGATAAAATTATGTTATGGAGAGAACATGGAAAAGAGGAAAATTTACCAACACCAAGTACATATAGCGCAGATATAGAAGATACAGACAAAGATAGTTATACATCAAATGATGATGGCTCCTTAATTGATAATCCTATCGCAGTAGGAATGTTAAAGCTTTCTATGTCATGGGATTTTAATACAGAAGAAGAAGCAGAAGAATTATGTCAAAAAACATTTAAGAATCCATTTATATTGGATATAAAAATTCCAGTTGTAAAAGGTGGATTTTTAGAAGGAGCTAAGTTTAGAGTTTCAAAGAGAAAAGTTGAAATGATAAAAACAGAAAAAGGAACAGAAACAGAAAAGACAAAATGGAAAACATCATTTAATTTAATGCAAAAAGAATTAACAGATGCACAAAAGCAAATTGTTTTGGAGGTAAACGATGTATAAAGGATTAACAGAAAAAGCAATAAAAACAATATATAAAAGCAATGCACTAACAGTTACTAATATTTATATAGATAATGTATTATTAAATCCAAAATATTTGCTAGATTTTAAACATGGAGGAGAACTATTTGATGAAAAACTAGAGTTGGGAAGTGTTCCAAGTCAATACATAGAGATGAAAATACATAAAAATTCAGGAATAACTAATCCTAAGACAATAAGAATAGAATATGGTGTTTTAGTAAATCATGCTATAACAGTTGCAGAGTTAAATAAAATGCTAGTATGTGATCTAAACAAATTACAAGTAAAAAGTTTAGCAAAACATGATGATAGTTTTGAAATGATGCCAATACGGGATTTATAATGTAGATGACTATGACGATGAAGATAGCAATGTAATAAATATAAAAGCTGTAGACAATATTATAAAATTAGATGCAGACGATGGATATTATGATGCTAGTGAATTGATAAAGAAAAAAGGCTATGCAACTTTAAGTGAAATAGCAGAAGATATATGTAAAAAGAAAGGGCTTGAATTAGAAACAAGCTCTTTTCTTAATTCTAATAAAAAAATATATGTTTATGACAATGAAGTAAAAGCAAGAGAGTATATGAGTTATATTTCAGAAAAAGCTGGAGGATTTTGTTGTGCTGGTAGAATTGGTAAAATTCAAATAAAAAAACTTGGAGAAGATGAAGAAATAATTCCTCAAAGGTTATTTAAAACTTACAAATGGGGTGAAGGACATCAGATATCAAGAGTAGCTTATGAGAATGGAACAGAATCATTTAAAGTAGGAGATGAAACAAAAGATACACTTTGGATTAGACAAGAGAATTTATTTATTAGCGAAGAAGATGATATCCAAAAAATATATGATGCTGTAAAAGATTTAGATTTTTATAGTTTTGAAGGAACAACAATAATAAATCCAGCTGTCGATATTGGAGATATTATTAATATTGATGGCAAAAAGGTAATTTATCAAGGCGAAATGACATTAAACAAACGATTTATAGTAGACATAAAAAGTAAAATAGCAATAAAACAAAAACAAGATACAACAACAAGAAAACAGAGTCAACAAGTTATAAATAGAAAAATTCAAAGTCAAATAGACGAAGAAAATTTAAAATTAACTCAGTTAGCTCAAGAAACAACAGAAAACACTGAAAAGCTTACACAGCATGAACAAACAATAGATAGTATAAGTGATAAGGTATCGCACATAGAAGAAACAACAAATACAATTGAAGGAAATAAAACAATATCATTAGGAAATGCAGTTGCAGGCGAATTAATTGAGTTACACATATATGGAAACAATGATGTATTTAGTAGTTTAAAAATTGGTGATGATGTAGTTTTAAGTGATGATTTATATTTGTTTGGAGATAGCATAATTGTAATAAAAGACTCAAAAGGAAATTCAAAGGAATATGAACTAGGAATTAAAGATGTATTAAGGCAAAAAGATGAGGTTTATGACGAGTATGTTTTAAAAGACGGAAAAGCTCAAATAATTCGTCGAATTAATTTGGACGGAACAATTAAGACAAAAGAGACAATAGAGGATTTAGGGGCATTCTCAATTGAATTATTTGATGGTACAAACACATTATTAATAAAAAACTATACAGCAAGTTTAAAAGCTAAATTTGCAATTCAAAATGATATGACTAATATATATGCTTCAAAGGTCGAAATGAATAGTGCAATAGAACAAACAGCAGAACAAGTTGATATTAATGTAAATAAAAAGCTTGAAGATTATTCTAAAACAACAGAAATGAATGCAGCAATAAAATTAGTATCAGACAATATAACATCAGAAGTAAATAAAAAAGTTGGCAAAACAGAAGTTGGAACATATATTCAACAAAATGCTGAAGCGGTAAAATTAGCATGGAATCAAATATCAGAATTTATACAAATGATGATAATAAACAATAATGCTAGTTTTGCGATATTAGATAGCAATAAAAAAGTATTAATGGCACTTGATAAAACTGGACAACATTTTTATCAAAATGATGGAACAACAATATTTGGGGATATGGGGGTTCAAAAAGAAGATAATGATCAATATATTGCGTTTTCGGTTTTAGCTGATTATAATCAAAAACTTTCGAATGGCATGGCGTGGGGAATAAAAACAAAATCAGATAATAAATTTCACCCAATCTTTTATATTAAGAATTTTGAAATGGCCGAAAAAGCTTCTGACGCATCATATGGAGAATTAGTATTAGCTTCATGTAATATATTATTAGATGGAATCTCAACAGGAATAATTGGTGGAAATATAAAAATATATGCAGATGAAGTAAATAGTGCAATTCAATTTATTAATACAGATACTAACACAATTCTATTGTCTATAAGCACACAAGATTTAGAGTCTGGTTATGCTAAGATAAAATTATTAGATAATATATCAGTTTATAAAAATGTAGGTGGAACAAATTCTTTTAGATTGGGAAGTGGAAATAATTATACTTTAATTGAAGATGATGGTTCAATATCAGCATATGGTGGAACAATTAGATTTGGAATTACCGGACGCGAAGTAAGCTTTGATTTATATGTTAAAAATATGGCTTCGATTTATGGGAATTTGAATGTGAATGGAAATGTATATGCAAATAATATTTCATCAGACAGAAGAATAAAAGACAATATAAAAGATTGTGATGTAAAAGCATTAGATATAATAAATAAATTTCAACATAAGCAATTTGACAAAAAAGATGATGGAAAACATTATAATATAGGTTATATAGCACAAGATATGGAACAAATAGATCCTAATTTTGTAATAAAGAGAGAAAAAACAGATACACTTGAAGAAAGATATTATATTAATGAATTACCGATTATTGCTACATTATCTAAAGCAATACAAGAATTATCACAACAGGTAAAGGCACTTCAAAATGAAATAAAGGTACTTAAGGAGGAAAAACAATGAAATTAATAAATTGGATAAATAAGGTAACAAAGTTAAATCAAACTACAATGACTGAGTTTCAAAATAATATTGAAACTGGAAAGCAAGATAAAATGAAAGAAGGAAAATGGACTCCAAGCATCAATACTGTAGAGAATAAAGCTCCAACCATAACATATACTACTCAAGTCGGAAAATATGAAAGAATAGGAAAACTTGTTTTTGTGGATTTTTATGTAAGAGGTAAAATTACAAAATTAAATGGAACTGAAAATTATGCTGTTATTGAAGGTTTGCCATTTGCACCAAGAGACAAGTATTTTGGACAGCAATCGTTGAATGTGGCCTTGGTATATTCATTGTTGGAAGACAATTTGAATGTAGCATTTATCCCACAAGATGGAAAAATAAGAATACAAGCATTAGAGAGTTCTGCTAAAAAATTAAAAATAACTAATACAAATTATTTTGAAATAGCTGGTAGTGGCTGGTATGAAACTGATGATTAAAGGAGGAATGAAATGGCGGTAAAAAAGATTGAAGAATTAAATATACATAGAGATGTAAATTCTACAGAACAATTTGATGTGCAAGGTTATTTAAATGAAAACTGGGATAAAATGCAAGATGTAGTAGATAACAATGCAGAAGAATTAATGCAAGCACAAAAAGATATAAGTACATTAAAAGAAGACAATAAAACAAATAAAAGTAGTATAGATGTTTTAGAAAAAAGCAATGAAACAAGAGATGGAAAGATTTCTAAAAATACAGAAGATATAGAAGCTATACAAGGAAGCATAAAAACAGCAACAGAAACAATAAATAAAAAAGATAATGAACAAGATGGGAAGATAACTTTAAATAAAGAGTCAATTAAGGAAATACAAGCTGAAAACGAACGCTTGAGAGAGGATATAAAAAGTGTTGCAACAATTGGTGAGGCGAGTGGAGGGAATATACACATAGAAGATAGTAGCAATGCAAGATGTGAACTTGAAATTGGTGGGAATCAGAAACAAGAGACTAGAGAGGGATATAATCAATTTAAAATAACATCTACACAAACTCAAAGTGCTGGTGTTACTATAACAAAAATTGATGAGTCAAGTGTTTCATATCAGGGAACAACTACAGGAATGTTTACACATATGTTAGTTGAATATGATGGTAAAGGACTGGAAATAACTAAACAAATGTATTTAAAAGCTTTTGGTAATTTAACAAATGCAATTTTGTCAGTAAAATTAATAAAAAATGGTAAAACAGAATCAAGTTATTTAAGGGTTTCTCCTGATTTGATTTTAAGTGCAGGAGATGTTTTGCAACAAATATATGTTCAGCAACAAAATACTGGAATTTTAGTTAGTGGAACTTTGCAAGTTTTATTGACAGACTACGAGAATAAAGACAAACCATACGAGCAATACGGAGCAAGTCCAAGCCCAGATTTTCCGAGTCCAGTAAAGAGTGTTGGAAACATAAAAAATATATTAGACATGAGTAATGCTAAAAATGGGGATAGTGCAGGAATAATCTGCACAACTAATGCAGATGGTAGTTATAAGTACAAGGGAACAGCAACATCTCAATATATAAATGTGTGGTTTATGGGTGGTTATGCTACAGATTTGCCAACTTTATTTACGTTAGAACCTGGTACATATTATATTAATGATGTGTCGCTATTCGAAGGAACAACTGGTTTTGCAAATGATTCTAGTAAAAAGATTTGGACTTTTATACGAGCATATAATGTTACAGGGGTAAGAGCACCAAATGCTGTTTCTGGAAATACATATGATGAAACTAAATATCCAATTATAGCGAAAATCGACCACGAAATTCCTTGGGTTCCATATGATTGTGGGTATGCAAAAGTTAATATTCAAAATAAAAATATAGCACCAATTTTTAATTTAGGAACAAATTGGAAATATACGGATAAAGGAATAAAAAATACAATAACAAGTGCTGAGAAAGAAATAACGAAATTTAAATTAAAAGCAGGTCAAACAATAAAAATTGGATTTAAGTTATTTTCGAAACCAAGCCAAGACACTACATTTACTTGGTATGTAAATAATGTTTCTAATATTATTTCAAGCTTTGGACATATAGATAGAACAACTTTTGAATTAAATAAAATTTATACGAGAACATATACGGCAAAAGAAGAATGTGTTATAAGGTCTAAAATGTTTGGTAATGCAAATAACGATATATTTGAATTTCAAGTGTGGGCTGAATACGATAATTTGACAGAATATAAAAAATATGAAGAACAATCATATTTAGTAGATGTTCAACAACCGATGCTCGAAGGAGACAAGTTTGTAAAAATAGATGAAAAATGGTATGAAAAACATAATTTTGATGTTATTTCTACTTTAAATAAATCAAATATAAAAGTAACTAAGTCATCAACAAGTACAGATACTTTTTTCAGGTATTTATTAAGTTTAAATGCAGTAAACAGAAAAGAAGGAATAGGACTAAAAATATATTCTACTCATTTTATAAATAAAAATTCTAGGTGGGCTCGAGTTGAAGGAATTTGTGGTTGGGAGAGTGGAACTACATTTTGTTTAGGAACATTTAATGCCGAATATGATACTGAAGAAAAAGTAACAAATTTTTTACAAAATACAGATGTAAAAATATATTATGAATTAGCAGAACCAATTTTGTTAGAATGTACAGAAGCACAAAGTAAAGTATTAGATGAGATATACAATACAGCACATACATACAAAAATATAACAAATATCTCAGCTGAGTCTGCAGAAGTAAATCCAATTATAAACGTAAAATATCTTAAAGACACAGAAACAGAACATAACAAATTACAAGCACAAATAGATGAGATAAAACAATTATTAAGTACAACAGAAACAAGTGCATTATTATTAGATAATATCCAAAAAGAATTAGAAAGCGAGGTGTAAAAGTATGATAACTGAATTATTAAAGAGATTAATCACAAAGAAATACTACAAAGAAAAGACAGACATAGAAAACAAGTTAAATGTATTTTATGCAATGAGTAAGATAACAGATGAAGAATATAGCGATTTAATATTACTAGTAGAAGATACATATATTAAAGTAGAAGAAACAGAAGAAAATACAGAAGCTACTAAGGGGGAAGAATAATGCAAGATACAGAATTAATTGAAAAAGTAGCTCACTTAGAAGAAAGAGAGAAGTCAAATACAAAAAGATTAAATGAACATGATGATAGACTCGATAAGCTCGAAAAAACATATTCTATAATGGAAAAAATGGATTATAGAATGGGTAAAGTAGAATCAGCAGTAGAAAAAATAGATCAAAAATTAGAAGGTAAAGTATCAGAAGATGATAAAGAAAAAGGCAAAAAATGGGACAAGCTAATTGATTATATATTTTACTCAATTTTGGCAGTAATACTAGGACTTATATATGTAAAATTAGGATTAAAATAGTAGGAGGGAAAATTATGAAACAAGCATGGGAAGATTTAAAAAGCTTTGTAACAATAGCGATGATAGTATTATTATTCGTTATTGTTATAGCAAACTTATTTGGAGCAGTGCTAAGTGAAACAATATTAGTATTAGTAACAAATTTGGTAACAGCGGTATTTACATATTATTTTAGTAAAAATAAAACAGATGTAAATACAGAAAACAAGGAGGAATAGTTCATGGAAGAAGATAATGTTATTATAGAAAATGTAGAGTTTAATGAAGAATTATACAATAAAAATATTGCAGAAAATGATTTTTCAAATTCAGAAATGAATGGAATAGGAGATGATGACAATGCAAATAACTAAGATGTTAGTGCCTCAAAGTAAATATGACATAAAATGTCCGTATGAAATGGAGCCAGAATTTATTGTAGTTCATAATTCATATAATGATGCCTCAGCAATGGCAGAAGTATCGTACATGATAGGAAATAATAATAAAACATCATTTCATTGTGCTATAGATAATGTGCAAATAGTGCAAGGAATACCATTTGATCGCAATAGTTGGAACGCTGGTGACGGAAGAAATGGTAAAGGCAATAGAAAAGGAATTTCTATAGAAATATGTTATTCAAAATCTGGTGGAGAAAGATTTGATGATGCAGAAAAGTTAGCTGCAGAATATATAGCATATTTATTAAAACAATATAATTGGGGAATTGATAGAGTTAAAAAACATCAAGATTTTGCAAATAAATATTGTCCACACAGGACATTAGACCTTGGCTGGGATAGATTTTTAAACATGATTAAATCATATTTAGAAGATAAACCAATAAATAATGATGAAATAGAAAATGGGAGTGATGAAGAAGTGAGAACATACAAAAATGGAAGTACAACAGAAGTTGTATATGCAGATACGGCTTGTACAAAAAGAATAGGTAGTTTAGATCCAAGAGAAAGCTGTGATTGCTTTGGAATATTTAATGATAGAGCTATGGTTAGATATCAAGTAAATGGAACAAACAATTATAAAATAGGATTCTGCAAATGGCTTGGAGGTGTAAAATAATGTATGGAGAATGGATGAAAGATTTTCCTATCATAGTTGGAAAGTAAAATGTTGAGGTAGGCTGATTAATTTTGGTCTACCTCTCTTTTTATGGCATAATGAATTTAAAATAATTTAAAATTCTACTTTTTCAATTTTTATATTATTTTTATCATTATCATTTACAATGAATTTTAAAATCTTTACTTCTGATAAATTTTTGTTGATAATATTTAAAAACATATCACCAAAAACACTTTCTAAATCTTTTGGACTATGATGTGTAAATGAAATTGGTTTTAAACTTTGTAAATTAAAAGAAATAGGAACCTTGTTTTCTTCAGGTACATTAGCATAAATTAGATCTTTATCTTCTGTGATAAAGTAAAAATAATCTTCTATGAGTGGATCAGGATTCTCGACAGAATTTCTTTCTAAAAAAACATATTTCATATAAATTTCCTCCTTTTTTCTGCACTATATCACATAAAAACTAAAAATGTTGTCGAATTTTGTAAAAAAAGATAAAAATAAATTTTATACCAAAATTTGAGGGATAAAACTATATTGACACAAAATAAAAACGGCTTAAAATTGATTTTGACAATGCTGATTTTTAAATAAAAATTGTGAATATTAATAAATAATATGCATATACTATAATACAAACATGAGTTCTAAAAATTTGACAGAGTTAAATAAGTATGATAAAATATTACAAAAATATTACAGATTATTACATTTAGATTAAGTTTTATTATAAATTGTTGACAATATTAATAATTTGTAATAAGTATATAAATAGAAGGAGGGAGTCTTATGTTTAGTGCTAAAGATATTGCAATTTGGTTTTTAATAAAAAATAATGCAGAAGTACATGAACATGAAGCAACTAATGATAACTATGAAGTATACGAAGGAATAACACATTTAAAATTACAGAAATTATTATATTATGCACAAGGTATAAGTTTAGGAATGTTTGATAAACCAATTTTTAGTGAAAATATTGAAGCTTGGCCACATGGTCCAGTTGTGAAAGAAGTTTATAGTGTTTATAATACATTTGGAAGAAATAATATAGACATAGAAATGGATAAGGAAAAAGAAGAAATTATAAAGAAAATTGAAGATGATAGAGAAGTATCAGAAGCATTAAATTTAGCATACGATAATTTTGCAATTTATACGGCATGGCAACTTAGACAAATGACACATGAAGATAATACTCCTTGGGACATAACACAAAAAACAAAAGGGTTGGGTTCAGTTATAGATAACTCACTTATTAAACATTATTTCAAAGAAGAAGTAATAGCATAATGGGAATAAAACAAAAAGGTAAAATTCAAAAGCCTTGCACAAATTGCTTTGCACCACAATATTTAAAATTCAATTTTTCTTATATAGTTTATGAAGACAATTTTGAAGATCAATATCAATTACAATTTTTAAAAAGAATAAGAGAATTATCTAATGATACTTATAATATAATAAGAAATAGAGATAAAAAGATAGGATTTGAATTTGTTGAAATAAACGAACTTGGAATAAAAAAGAGTATTCCAGAAAGATTTAGCAATAGATTTGACGCAAAAGAATATAACAATAAATTAGCAATAATGAGATTGTATTCAAATAATAACCCAATATTAGCAAGAGTTATAGGTGTAATTATAAAAAATATTTATTATATATTCTTTATAGATATTGGAGGAAAATTATATTCACATGATTAAATAGAGAACTAGTTTTTGCTAGTTCTTTTTTTATGCAAAAATTTAAAACGTATTCGACAAAATTCACCTTACAATTAACATAAAATATGATACAATGTATTTGAGGTGATTTATATGGAAAAATATTATTTAAAGTCACTACAAATGATAAAGAATCTAAAAATAAAAAACAAGAAAGAATATAACAAATTATTATCTGATTACTTATTATTAAATGTAGAAAGTTTAAAATACTATGCACAGACTAATAATTTTAAGAAGATAGTAGAGAAAGCAAGAGAAGTCTGAAAGGGCTTCTTTTTTTATTAAATTCTGTAAAGTTTCTCATAAGAAACCATATTTGAGGTATAAAGAAAACAGCAATTGAAATACTACAAATGAAGAGGTTTTTATGAGAGTAATAATATTATTGAGAGAGGTAAGGCAAAGCAAAAACTTGACATTAGATGAACTTGCAAAGATGACAAGAATGTCAAAAGGTCATTTGAGTAGAATAGAAAGACAAGAGACAGAGCCAACTATAAGTACTTTAGTAAGATTAGCTTTAGCTTTACATGTAGATGTAAGTAAATTATATAAAGTAGAAATTTAATTATAAAAAAATTTTTCAAACATTTCATATAATAAATTGACACTTTCATAAAATGTTTCTCATAAGAAACTAATTTTACTATATTTATAAATCGAAGCTTCAAACAAACGAAAAAGGAGAATATTATAGATATGAATGTTGTAGAAAATGAAATAGTAAAAGAGTTAAATTGGAAAGAAAAAATAATTGTAAAAGTATTTAATAAAACATTTAAAAAGGTAGCTGATTTAGTTAGAATAAATATAGTAAACAGACTTATAAATTAATGCAATAAATAATGCAATAGCAGGAATATTTTTAATTAAACTTAAATAACTTCAAATAAAAAATGCTTAAAATCAGTATTTTTTGATACTGGCAAATATAAAAGAATACTCTGAAATAGTATATTTTTGACCATCCGCACCATAGTAAGAATAGAGAACTTTTAAAGTTCTCTATTTTTTTATGAAATTAATGCAGTAGAGGGTTGAAATAATATTTAAAATATAGTATAATAATGGACGTAACAGTATTGTTGCACCTTTGAAAAGTAAAATTTCGGAGGTGCGAGCCTCCGAACAATAAAAAGGAGGATTTATTATGACTAAACAGGTCGTAAAAACTATTGTTTGGGCAGTAATCGTTTTCCTCATTCTTGCTGCATATAAAAGTATTGTAGCAGGAAGTGACAATTGGCTGGAAGAAACGCTCTATTGGGTAATTCCATCAGCAATTGGATATTTCTTGGGGTATGGACAAGCACATAGAGACGAAAATTGGTAATTGTCCCCAAAAGCTATGCAATATATATTGCATAGCTTTTATCTTTTTCGAAGAATTTGCTAAAAATAAAATTCTAGTATAATTATGTGAAATCTTTTTTTATACTTATATCACTAAGAAAGTACAACAGATTTTTATGCTTTCTTCTGACTAAAAATGATGAAATAATAACTAAAAAACTAATTTTGAATATACTATAATAATTTAAAAATAGGAGGAAAAAATGGAAGACAATATAATAATTGAAGATATAGAATTTAAAGAAGAACTATATCAAAAAACGATAGAAGAGAATCAGTTTTCAGAATCAAATATTCATGGAATAGGAGATGGTGAAAATGCAGATAACTAAAATGTTAGTACCTAAAGAAAGATATGAGATAAAATGTCCATATGAAATGAATCCAAAATTTATTATAGTTCATAATACGACAAATGATGCATCTGCGATGGCAGAAATATCATATATGATAGGAAATAATAATAAAGTATCATTTCATTGTGCAGTTGATAATACTAGAATAGTTCAAGGAATTCCATTTGATCGTAATAGTTGGAATGCTGGAGATGGCAAAAATGGAGAAGGAAACAGAAAAGGAATATCTATAGAAATATGTTATTCAAAATCTGGAGGAGAAAAATTTAAAGACGCAGAAAGACTTGCTGCAGAATATATTGCTTATTTATTAAAACAATATAAATGGGAAATAGATAAAGTAAAAAAGCATCAAGATTTTTCAAATAAAGATTGTCCGCATAGGACGTTAGAAGAAGGTTGGCAAAAATTTTTAAATTTGATTAGTTTTTATGTAAAAGATAAGCCAATAAATGATGATGAAATAGAAAATGGGAGTGATGAAGAAGTGAAAACATATCAAAATGGAAGTACGAGTGAGATTGTATTTGCAGATACAGATTGTACCAAAAGAATAGGAAGCTTAAATCCGAGAGAGAGATGTGATTGTTTTGGGGTGTTTAATAATAGAGCAATGGTAAGATATCAGGTAAATGAAACTAATAATTATAAAATTGGTTTTTGTAAATGGCTTGGTGGTGTGAAATAAAATTTTAAAGAAAATTATGTAAAGCATTTGACAATTTTATGCAAACATGATATTATATAAAAGATGATGTTATTGGATTACTCCATGTATGTCATGCCCGAACACACACACTTTAAGACGTGAGAGAATTCTCACATGGAGGAACATTATGGTTTCTGTTAAGATGTGCGACATGTCCAAGTGTATCGCTGCTTCTGTTTTTCAAAAGCTCAACGCCAGCAAGGTCACGCTGAAGGAGGACCCTTTTAGCTACTATGATGATCTGATCATCGTGACCGACGTTGAACCCAGCGACTTGGTCTACCCTGAGGGGTGGTACTACGCAAATGGCAACTTCCGCAACAAGTATAACAGCACGACTGGTATGTATGAGGAAGTCCGGATGGTCGACTCTACTGGCGAGTCCTGGGCAGGTAAGGCAACTTACTGCACCAAGGATATCTCTAAGTAACCATAAAAAAGGTTTTTAATCTGTTAAAGGATTGCTAATCTTTTTGCTCTCTCTTTTTGAGGGAGTTTTTTTATTGGAAAAAATAGATATAAAATTGACAGTTTTATGTAAAAATGATATAATAAAAATGTCTTTAGTTTCTTGCACAGAGTTACTTTTAGGATTTTTTTTACTTCTGGGGGGCTGTGCAAAACCTCCAGATAAATATGTGGAGGCATATGAAATGTTTGCAAAGTATAATGGTGGTAAGGATTCTTTGTATGTTTGTACAGAACCAGACAAGTTGAAAATTGGGCATATTTATGAAGTGATCTCTGCAAACAATAAGGGAGAGCAACTTGACTATGCACTGAAAGGTGTTGTTGGCCAGTTTAATTCTGGTTGGTTTGACAAAGTAAATGTATATACAGCCATCACAAGGAATCAGCCAGCTGTAGGACATAGCATGAACTGTATTAAAGTTGAATATTTTGATGGCAAATATAAAGCCACACCGTGGACAACTTCTATGGTTGTAAAAAGTGAAGAAATCGCAGAAGGCGTTTTCAAAGTTATTACAACAAACAATGTTTACATGACTATGTTGGTCCGTTAA